ATGACCATAAAGCATTTTGAAATTGCCCTTTCAATAGTTCTTAGCTGCTCCTTAAAACCGAGCAATATGATTAAATTAAAAATTAAGAAGTCGAATTTTACGACTCCGATAGTTACTAAGAATGGTGACTATCAAATTATCCAATTCCGTTTTGATGGTGTTCGATTTAGAATGTCTTTTGATTTAAATAAAATTAAAGACAAGAAAGCTCGAAATAGACAATTCGAAATTTATCGCGCCGAAATTGAACGAAAACTGAATAACGGTTGGAACCCTAACGTAAACGAGGAAGACGAGGTTCAGCAAAGCAGTTACAACTCTTTATCTGAATCCTTGAATTTTGCTTTAGAGAAGAAACGTGAGACTGTACGTGAAAGTACCTTTAAAGATTATGAAACTACCGTTTCTAAATTTATAAAGCATTCTAATAAGTTTAAGCTTGTAGATTCCGATATTAAAGACATCACAAGAAAAGATATTCTAAATATTTTTAACGATATGACCACTGCCTATAAGTGGGCAAATAAATCATACAATAAATATTTAGGTAATGTTCGAACGCTTTTTTCTGTTTTAACGGAATGGGAATATATCGACAATAATATCTGTCGTGATATAAGTCTAAAGAAAACTGTTCAAAGTGATTTCTATGAACCCGCAAGTGATATCGAACTAAAACTTATTAAAGATAAATTATCTGAAGACTTTTCTAATCTTTGGGATTTTGTTTTCTTTTTGTTTCAAACCGGATTACGTCCTCACGAAATTTTATTGATTCAAATGAAGATGATTGATTTAAAAAATCGTGTAATCATTCTTCCAAAGGAAATTATTAAAACATCAATAAAACGTATCGTTCCAATTGATGAATATATCTATGATTTTTTATTAAGTAAAGATTTAAGCCTATTAAATAAGGACTTCTACTTATTTGGTACAAATAGACCCTATAAGAATAAAGGAGTTTCAAATGAAACAGACTTAATACCTGCCGCAGAACCATTATCAAGAAAAACTGTTTCTAAATGGTGGCAGCGTAAAGTTGAGATTCCTTTAGGGATTGATGTCAAACTATATTCATTTAAGCATTTAACTGCAAATAAAAGGCTAGAGGCTGGGCAAAGTTTAGATGATGTTCAACATTTATTCGGACATACTAATAAAGCAATGACTAGAGTTTACGCAACCCATTTAACCAATATTTATGTAGATCGTTTAAAACAAAATAAATTAAGTTTGAATGATGTTGGATTACCAAATTAAAAACTTGGTCAATAACTTCTGAAGTAAAAAAGTTTGAGATTAAAAAAGCAATACTATATTAGCCGTATTCAAATCATAATTCATACGGATTGGGAATTGGTAGATTACGGGTTTAAAGCGAGGGTGGTTCCTCGCTTTTTTTATTTATTGCAATTTGCCTAGTGGTGTTTCGCTATCTAAATTATATTTCTATATTTACATGAATTGTACGAAATACAGAGATAGGTTTGGTTTGAAGAAGCCGTGGCCCTTATTCGTTTCGGCAAAAAAAATGTTAGCGGTAATTTTACCCATAAATGTGCACAAATGAAACAATTTTATTTAAAAGATAAATCTTTCGAATTTCAATTAGGTTTTGGGTTTTACCAAATTTACTTTACCGGGGGTTGGTATATAAAAAATCTTGAAGAACTAAACATAGAATTAATAGATTTAGATACAAATCAAAAAATAACTCTAAAATCTAAAGATATTTTTGGTTTACGAAAACAAGATTATATTGGAGGTAAAAAAGCTGTTCAAGTATTTGAGTTTAATTTAGCTAAACCAACAAATCTCAAAATCTCTATAAATAATCCAGAAACTTTAATAATGAAAAAAGTTCATCCATTTATGTTTATATATAGTATTTTATTTCCTAGAAAAATTGAAACTGATATAATTCAAGTGGTAATTAAATAAAAACTACCGCTAATAACTAAGCTTTCGTCTTGCTTCTTGGACATGAAATAAGATAAAAGAACCAAATATAAATTGATTTAATTTTTTCGGTCAATAACTCAAACATCAATTACTACATTATATCATTACCATATTCTATTTTAGATATGGTAATTTTTTTTTCATATAGTTTTAGTTAATAGTTATTCATGAGCAAACCTCTCACAATTAAGCAAGAAATATTCTGCCAAGCGTATTTACGTTTAGGAGATAAATCTGCAGCTTATCGAGAGGCTTACTCATGTTCTAACATGAAAGCCGAAACTATACACTCAAAGGCTTCACTGCTTTCAAGCGAGGATAAGGTTAGGGCAAGGATAGAACAACTTCAAAAAGAAGCTATTGAAAGAAACAAAGCAACATTAGACGAGGTACTAATTGTACTCGCTGATATTATTCGTTTTGATCCAGCTGCAATGTACGATGAAAACGGAACCCTTTTACCAATTCATAAAATGCCAAAGAAAGTGAGAATGTGTATTCAGTCTTTTGAGGTTCAAGAAATTCCAAGCTTTAATGATGAGCAACCGGAAACACTAACTAAAAAAGTAAAGCACTACGATAAACTTGCCGGAGTTGAAAAGCTAATGAAGCACTTAGGCGGGTATGAGCTAGACAACAAACAAAAGGCCACAAACATATTCCAACCAGACGATAGACAAATCCGATTAGATAAATTAACCTCAAAATTGAAAAAGTAATATGCTAACCGATCAAGAAATCATTGAATTAGAACAACTACTTAAAATTGAAGAGTTAAATGTTTTACCCAATGAAGTAAACGATAACTACCGCTTTTTAAAGAAACAATTTGAAGAGCAAACCTATGTAAATGAAAACTTAGTAAAAGGTTCAAAAGGTGTTGTTTTAGAAGGGGGCGCAAGAAGCGGAAAAACTTACTCCAGCTTATACTTCATTTTATATATCTGTTTACACGTAGAGCAAACTTGTGTAATCAATATCGTTCGTGAAACCTATAACGAGTTTAAAACAACGCTATATCTAGACTTTAAAAAGATACTTCGAGAATTTGGTTTACCTAATCCATTTGAAACCGCTAAAGACGTTCAATCGTTTTACATAGGTAAGAACCAAATCAACTTCATGGGTGCGGACCAACCAAGTAAGGTACACGGAGCAACTTCCGATTATTTGTACTTCAATGAGATGCTAACGATTGATCAGCAGGTTTTCAAAAACTTAACCATGCGTTGTAATAAGTTTTGGATTGCCGATTTTAACCCTTCAGTAACTGAGCACTGGGTATTTAATGAAGTAATCACTCGTGACGATGTTGGTCATTTACGATCAACCTTTAGAGGTAACCCACATATTCCAATCGGGCAGAAGATTGAGATTTTAGCTTCTGAGCCTTGGCTTCCTGGTTCTTATGTTGTAGAAGATGATATTATCAAATGTTACAATAAGAAAACTGGCAAACTTGAGCCGATATCTGACTGCAACCAACCACCGGCACACCCAAAGAACACCCGACAAGGAACAGCGAACGAATTCTTTTGGAAGGTTTATGGTTTAGGATTACGTGGGGCAATGACCGGAATTATCTTTGATAACGTTTCCTATATTACCGATTGGCCCGAAGATATAGCTCGGACTTACGGTCTTGATTTTGGTTTTACAAACGATCCAACCGCCTTAACGGGGTTTGGAGAAGATGAACACAATATCTGGATTGAGTTATTGCTTTATGAACCTATTGACCACCCCGACGATTTAGATACGGTACTTGTTTCTCTTGGAGTTGAAAAGGATGTCCCGATTACTGCAGATTCATCTGATAAATATACTGGGGAGAACAAAGGAACTGTTGAAATGGTCCGAGCTCTTAAAAAGAAGGGATATTCTATTCGAAAGGTTTCCAAAAACAAAGGGGTTGTTTTCTGGATTGGATCGATGAAAAAGAAGAAAATTCATTTAGTAATTCGCAATGAGAAACTTGGAAAGTTTGCCAAAATAGAACAACAAAACTACCGATTTAAAGAAGTAAATGGTATTCCAATAAACCAACCAATAGATAAATTCAACCATATGTGGGATTCAGGAAGATACGCCCACATGGCTTATAATAACCCGTTAACCTTACACCAAACCACTCAATCTCTTAATGAATTAGGTATAAACTATTAGAAAATGGATTTAGTTGAGTTAATAAAAAAAGACACTCAAAAGGCAATTGGTTTTATTGAGTCAAATCAAATGCCAAGAACCGATATAACTTCTTGGGAAGAATTGAACAGGGAGTTTAATAAAAGCGAACGTAATTTAAGGCCGTCACAAGTTGGAAATATCCAAAAGGATAAGATTGTTGGGAGTGGCGAAAAGACTAAAAACGTTACGGCAATTCGTTTGTCTATTCCTTTTGCAAAAAAAATTGTGAGTACGGCAGTAGCTTTTGAATTAGGCGAGCCGGTTACTTTGATAGCCGATGATAAGAATGAATTATACGAGGCGGTAAAGCAAACTTGGAAATTAAACAGATTAGATAATAAACTTCAAGAGGCTTTAAAGAGAAAGAAATCCGAATTAGAATGCTGTTTGATATTTCACATTGAGGATATTCCAAGCGATAAAGGTTGGATTACTAAAATATTTACTTCTGAGAAGAAGCGAATCAAATCTACTTTAAAAACAAACAAAGACGGTAGAATGTACCCTATTTTCGATAATGTCGGAAATATGATTCAGTTTGTTTGGAGATTTAAAACTAAGATTGAAAATAAAGAAGTAGATAATATTTGGATTTACACTGATAAAAACAGAATCGTAATTGATAATTCCATTGAAAACGTTTATTCTCAAAGAGAAAGTAAACCTCACGGATTTGATAGAATTCCAGTTCTATATTTACAACAAGATTTACCAGAGTGGGAAGATGTAAAAACAATCATTGATCGATTCGAAGTTGCGCTTTCAAAGCTTGGTGGCTCGAATGACTATGCGGGTTATCCTTTACTTAAGCTTTATGGAGAGTTAGTCAATATGCCGGACCGAAATGACGATGGGAAAACGCTGCGCTTCCCAATGAAAGAGGTTGACGACACAAGCGGAAAAACAATTCACGGAGATGCTGAGTTCTTAACGGCTAATAATGCTGCTGAATCTGTTAAACTTGAACTTGAGAAATTATATTCATTAATTCACGCCATGAGCTCAACACCCGATATCGCTTTCGATAATTTAAAAGGTCTTGGTTCCATGTCTGGAGTTGCTTTAAAATTGATGTTCTTGGATGCGATTATAAAGGCTAAGATGAATGAAGGTGATAACAGAACAATGATTGAACGCTGTTTAAATATCATTGGTTCAGGAATTAAAAGTACTCTAAATACGAAACTTTCAAAGCAAGAGTTGTTGGTTTCTGTTCAGTTTAATTCAATTCTCCCAAATGATTTAAAAGAGGCGGTTGAAATTGCAACAACTGCCGTACAAGGCGGCGTTATGAGTAAAGAAACTGCGGTTAACTACTTAGATATGGTTGAGGACAAGGGGAAAGAAGTTAATGTTTTAAAAAGGGAAATTAATGATTTAAAAAAGGAAGTTAAATCTGTTAAATAATAAGCGTACAATAAGTTTAGTTTGTAGATTTATATCAAATATTTATACGTTAGAAATTTATGCAAAAATTTAAATTATTTTCAGTTTTATTATCTTTTGTAATTATGGCAATTACTTTTGTGAGTTGTAATACTAAGGAAGGGGAAAGTTTAGGAAATATATATAATACGGTAGCCGATACTGAAAATGAAAGTGAAAGCGAAGAGGAGGTTAGCTCAGAGGATTCAAATTTAGACAGTAATACCGATGTTAATGATATTGATACTTTATTAAACGAGTATGAAAAAACCGTCAACCAGTACAATGACTATAAAGAGAGAATTAGTGAAGGAGATATAACTGTTATAGCTGAAGCTCCTGCCTTATTAGAAAGGGCTCAAGACTTGAAAGCCAAATTTGAAAAGATAAAAGACAATATGACGGCTGAACAGATTGCGAGATTATCTGTCATTATTAGTAATATGTAAGACTAAATTTTTAAATAATATAAATACCACCCAAATCTGGGTGGTTTTTTTATGTCTTCATAGCTGGTCAATAACTCGACCGGCTTTTTTTTTGCCCCAAAGACACACTCACTTAAATTAGATACAAATCATAATTAATATAACAGTATCTAATATGAGCAAAAAACAAAAGATTGCAGGTAGACTTAAGGCTTTGTTTCCTAAGGCTAACTTATCTCAAAAAAGGATAGACGCTATTGCGGCTAAACTTGAATCAAAAGTTGCAGACGATGCAGATGAAACAGCCATTGATGATGTGGTTAATCAAGCCAATGATTTTATGGACTTTGAGGCTATTGCTAAAGAGGACGACAGAATCAGAACTTTGGAAGCCAATCAAAAGAAAGCCGGTGAGGGTGAAGGCGAACCAAATCCACCAGGTACACCGCCAACTCCTCCAACAGATGAAACCCCTGAGTGGGCGAAGTCATTACTTCAAAAGGTTGAAGCTATCGAAAAAGGTGAAATCACAAAATCAAAAGTAACAACTGTTGCGGACCTTTTCTCTAAATCTGAAGTTTTAAAAGGACTCCCGGAAAATCAAAAACAATCTTGGATGAAACGTGTGAATTTAGATGCTGAAGATTTAGCGACTGAAATTTCTTCTTTAGAAGCAGAATACACCGAATTAAAACAATCGATTGTTGACTCAAGTGATTATGCGGGTGCCCCATTTAGAGCAACGGAGGCGGGGGGTTCGGTATCGGATGCTGAATTGGATGCTGTTATGGGCAATTTATAAATTAAAAAACATTAAGAAATGGGAGTAGTAGCTTCATTAAACAATCAAAAGCACGGTTTTGATTCTAGTAACGATACGATCGTCGTACCAAGAGTTTTTGAAACCGTAATTGGTGGGCGCACGTTAGATACCGCCAACTTTACCCCTGAGGTTATTCCGGCGGGTCATGTGGTAATCAAAGAAGATGCAACGGGGAATTACAAACCTATGCCCGTTAGTGGTGCAGCCTATGCTGCACTACCTGCAAGTCACTCAGTAGTTGGGGTTGTAATTTCAACAGTGGAAACTAAAAAGCCTTTTGTTGGTGTTTGTGTTAGAGGTACAGTGAATGAGGCTGCGTCTTTATACCCACCAACAACGGCAATCAAATCGGCATTGCCATTAATTCGTTTCATTAAAGAATAATCAGTAAATGGAAAAATCAATTTTTATACATCTAAAAGACTGGTTCGGTAGAATCGTTGGGAGATTATCTGTTTTTACTAACGGAAAATTAGAAAATGAAGAGCAAGAGTATCTTCATAAAAAAATGCTTTCAGAAGAGCATTCTGCAGATTTGAAATGGGGAAGTTCAACTTATAACGGGTCCATTGTTAAGGCCGATATCGTTGCCATGGATTCTGAACTGGCATTGAAAAAACAAGATTCTTTATCAACTGCATCTGGAGATATTCCAAAGCAAGGTATGATGTTTAAGCTTACAGAAAAGCAATTATCCGATATCGATACTATGATTGCCAAAGGGTTTGAAATGGTTAATATCGTGAAAAAGGTTTTTGAACAAGTTAAAAAATCAATTCTGGGTATTCATGAAAACAATGAATATATGTTTTTACAGGCCTTATCAACAGGGCAAACTTTATTAGAGGATAAAGATAATGTTGGTTTAGGTATTCGAGTTGATTTTGGTTTTCAGGATAAACGTAAACATAACGCCTCGAAGCCTTGGAGTGATCCAACGGCCAAAGTTGTTGATGATATCAATAGAGTTTTAAAAGCGGCTAAGTCTGAGGGGATTTCTTACAAGGTTATTATGTTAGATGATACCACGTTGGGTTATTTGCGTGAAAATGAACAAGTAAAAAATCATTTTGCATTTGTTAAGGGTATTGTTGCCGAAGGGGGGGTTGTTCCCACTTTAAGTGAAGAGCAGTTGTTGAACTTTATTTCTTTAAACTTTAAGTTAAAGGTGATTACTGTTGATCGTACGGTTATTTCAGAGAAAAATGGAATAAGAACAACTTTAACTCCTTGGGAATCTGGAATCATTACATTCCTACAAAGTGAAAAAGTAGGGCGTTTAGTTTACGGAACTTTAGCAGAGGAAACGCGTAAAAATCCATCAATATCTTATCAAAAGGCTGGTTCTTATATCATGGTTAAAAAATGGTCAGAGAACAAACCTTTTTCGGAGTGGACTTCATCGGAGGCTTTGTGTTTGCCGGTAATTGATAATGGCGCATTTATCTCATTACTTGATACTAAGATTGCCAATGTTGAGGACACTCAAACGGAGGACGATGCAAACTTTACTTATGATGGTAAAAATTACACTAAAGCTTCTGTAGTGGCAGCAGTTAAGATTGTAAACCCAACTTCTACGGTAACTGTTGCAACTAAGGATTCAGCATTAGCAACAATCATCAATAAGTTCAACGAAGAACAAATTACGGTATTTGAGGCTAATATAACACTAGCGACGTAATGTATTCTGAAAGTAGCAAAATATTAATAAGTAAAAGAGTCGGTTGGAGTGTTCCAACTGACTCTTTATTTTCTGTTGAGATTTCAGAAGATAACCAAACTGCTACTTCTGGAAGGTATGTTAATTCATTTCATCAATTAGCCACGGTAGAGAACCTATTTTTTACGATAGACGAAAATAAAACGGGCGAGTCTGAATTCAATAAAACCTTATATTCAATGCTTAAGGAAGCTTCAATTGAAGTATTAAATAAGGTGCTTGATCAACACAAAGACTATGATTTTGATAAGGATTACGACTCTGAGATAGAAAAATATCAATCGTTATTTGATGAGCCGTTAGGCTATTTATTAGCGATTAAATCTATTGAATTACTTGTCTCCTCTAATCGTAGTAATGCAGTAGAACGTAATTCAAAGTTAAGTTTCCAAATGCTAAAGATGGAACTTGAAGGGGTTAAAAACGATAACGGGCATTGTATTTCTGAGGGTTTAAATTCTAAGTTTTATACTGCGCTAAAGAATGCCCAAAAGAAAATATTCCCGAAACAAATTGAGATAATTGGTGATTCAGTATGGTAGAATATGGAATCGATATTGAAATCGAAAAAATTAGAAGGCACCTTTTAAAAAATCTTGGTTGGCTAGGTGTTGAAATGTTCGGTAGGGCCTATAAAAATGTTACTAAGGATGGGAAATTAGTTCCAGAAGTTTATATCGGTAATGGAGAATATAAAGAAATTCTTACCAGTGATTTAAAATCTGTTACGGTGTTTTTTGTTGACTCGGATGAGCACACTAAGGCAAATTCATTAGAAATGCAGACCGATTTATCAGTTGTTTTCATAGTGAATTTAGTTAAGCTAAAAGGAAACAACAATACAAGACTAGACGCTTTAGTTCAACATGAGGTCCTTTCAACATTAAAGCAAACCACTCAATTTGAAATCAGCGAGCTCACAAAAGGTTTAGATGCCTTAAAAGAGTTTGACACTTCAAAAATAAAACTAAGTGATATGCAGCCATATCACATTTTTTCAGTCACAGGTAAAATAAAATATAAAATTAATAATTGTTAAGTATGAACAGACCATATGTGGAGTGTCACGAAAACAAAACGGGCTTTAGAAATACTGGAGCAAAAAAGCAATGTGTCTTAGGTAAAACTGTAAAGTTTGCTTACGGTATTCCAGGATTCAAGTTCGCATCTGTGGAAGATGCAAAAGATATTGAAAAATGGAATGAGGCAATTGCACAAAAGAAATTATTCCCATTGTACGACGCTGAGGAATATGCAGTTGCCGATACAGAGCCAACTTATTGGGAAGGTGAAAACATTAGAATTGAAACATCAAAGGGGAAAAAGATTAGAACATTTCGTTCAATCTTGAGTTTATGCTCATACTTTGCCTTAAAATCATTTGACGGGCAAGAAGGTCAGATTTTTGAATTTACCAATGATCCAGGAGTAAAAGGTATCATCGGCGAAGATGGTTCGGTAAAAGGACAAACAACAACTTTAAATATTGGGCGTTTACAAGACTCAACAGGTGAAATGCCACAGAATGCTGTTGTAACGGTTAACTACAAGGACTTTAACGAAAGAGAAAACGCTGGAGCCGATTTCAAAACGAATTGGTCGCATTTGGAGTTATTCGGAATTTTTGACGCGCATTTAGAATTAGTTTCTGCTTCTGCTACCCAAATCAAGATAAAAGTTAGAACAGGCTGTGGGGCAGGTGATGAGTTGATATCAACTTTAAAAAGTGGAGATTTAGAGGTAAGAAGTGCGGTGGGGGCTTTAGTAACAACAACTTTCGTTGAAGCCGATTCTCAAGGGATTTACACTTTAACTGGGACTGCTTTTACTACTGGGCACACAGTTTTATTAGTTGGGGTTGTTTCGATTGATAATCAGCACTACGAAAGTACTGGGCCATTAAAGGTTACTATTACCTAATGCGTAAGTATAAAGGGATAACATTTGCAGAGGGCATTACGATGTCCTTTGCAGATTTTAAAGAGCAATATTCCAACTTAGAAATCTTTAAAAATATCCCAGAGGAAAACAGAGAATCGGAATTAAAGAAAGCCTATAAGATTGCAACCTATGGCAACATTAAAACAAGCACTAAGCCTAGCCAAGAAAATAGAAACGAGTAAAATTGAGTCTGTGTTATTTGGAATCATCAAGCAACTTCAAAAAGAAATCATACAAAAGAACCAGGACCAATTAGGAAAAGGAAAAGACGTTTATCAGAAGACAATTGGGCTTTACTCCAAAGCAACTGAGGCAATCACGGCGCATGATTATTTTGCGGGAAAGCGAAAGGATATTAAAAAAGCTGGAACACCTTACACCGCTCAAGATACTGGAGACTTCTTCAAAGGTTTTTATTTAGAAGTTCAAGGTGATGCTTTTAAAATCTTTTCAAAGGCCCCAAAGACACATGAGATTCTAGATACTTGGGGAACAGAGGCTATTTTCGGGCTTTCGGATAAAGATTTAAGGGAGATTGTGATAAACGGCATTCTCCCTTTTTTATTAAAAAATATTAGAAATACACTTCAAATATGATTTACAATACTTTAGATTATCTACCCATAAAAATATTTATTAAGATTCAAGAAACTGGAAACCTTAGTTTACTGGCTACAGTGGATGAAGATGTTTCTAATGAAGAACTTCAAATTTTGTTTGATAAGCTTTCGGACGAATTTCAACAACTTAACGGGGAGGATAACTCATCTAGAAATTTTATGATATTAAAAGAGATTTCGCATTTAGAGGCTAAATTAAAAACGGCAATGTGTGGAATTGAGATTCTAAGATTTGAGGCAAACAATTCGGTTATGTTGGCTTTATCTGAATTATTAAATGTTACTATCAGAACCAATCGAACTGATTATTATTTTAAAGACTTGGAGCGTGCTGAAAGTAAGGCTAGGTTAATCAATAAGTCTATTGAAAAGCTCCGCGATCAATTACCTAAAAAAGAGGAAACCAAATTCGATTCTATTGATGATACACTTGCGGCCATTGCTATGATAACGGGTGTTTCCTTTGATTTTAATGCGCTTAGTTGTACAGCCTACGCTGCTTTAATCAAACAAACAAAGCAGAAAGTAAAAGCCCAAGAGGAAAGTATAAACAAACTAAAAAACAAATAGTATGGCATCAGGTGACGGAGTAATTACACGAAAAGACATCATTACCGATGAGGCACTTTCGTTTGGAAAAGAATATCGAAAAAACGTTGATGAGGCAATTCAAGCCAATGATGAATTAATCAGGCAATTTAAAACTCTATTAGATGTTTCTAAGGCTTATCGGAAAGCTGAATCGAATCATGATTATAAACAAGAAAAAGCTAAAGAGGCTCAAGCAAACCGAGATATTCTAAACTCTATTAAAGAAATGGAGCAAGCAGAAAGAGCTCTTGAAAGAATCAGAAAAGAAAAGCTTAAAACAGAGCGAGAACTACTTAAAATTGCTCAAGAGAATATAAAGCTTTCAATGTCCCAGGCACAAAGAGAAGCCCAAGCAGAAAAAGAAATCGAACGTATTAAGCAAGAGCGAATTAAAACTGAGAAGGAATTAGCTCGTTTAGCTTTAGAAAACGAACGCCTAAATAAGCAACAAGCCCAAACTGCAATTTCTAATGAAAGGGAGTTGGAGCGTGTAAAGCAGGAATTAATCAAAACAGAGCGTGAACAAGCTAAATTAAAAAGAGATTTAATTAATCTTGAAAATGCTGAAGCAAACCAAAAGAAACGTTCAACCACCTTAACAATGGAAGAGCGTGTTCAGCAACAATTAGCCAACAAGGCAGAAAAGCAAGCCGTATTGGAGAAAATGGGGCTTATTGGAGCTTATCAAAAGTTAAACGCCCAACGAACTGAGGCTAAGAAAAAACTTCTTGATTTGATTGCGTCTGAGAAAGCATCCACAGCCGAAATTAAAAAAGCGCAAAGAGCGTTTGATGTTCTTGATAAAAAGGTTCGTAAAGCTGACCAAGCGGCTGGAGATTTTGGAAAAACAGTCGGAAATTATAGAACTGCTTTTAGTGGACTTTCGAACCTAATGGGAGCCTTTGGAATTGTGGGCGGAATTACCGGGGCTGTTATGCTTGGAAAGTCAATTTACGAAACAACAAAGCAAATTCAGGCTCAAGAAATAGCATTGAGAATGCTATCCGAAACCGAGGAAATTTATTCTAAAAACAAGGAATTTCTTACTAGAATTACAGAACAATACGGTTTGGAATTAATGACCACGACAAATGCGTATAAGAACTACTTTGCCTCGGCTAAAACTTCAGTTGAGGAGGGTAAGTTGGCCTTTAGTGATATGCAATTAATTTTTGAAAAGGTATCTAAATCATCTTCTACTTTGGGACTTTCGGTTGAACAACAAGAGGGGGCATTTTTGGCACTTTCTCAAATGTTATCTAAAGGAACAGTTCAATCTGAAGAATTACGTGGTCAATTAGGCGAAAGATTACCAGGAGCGTTTGAGGTTATGGCCAAGGCGTTAGGTGTTTCGACTATGGAACTTGGAAAAATGCTTGAGAATGGAGAAGTATTGGCGGCGGATGTTTTACCAAAATTTGCCATTGCTTACGAAAAAGCTATTGGCGCGGACCAAGTTCAAAGAGTTGAAACTTTAGCTGCAGCACAAAATAGAGCCTCAAATAAATGGACAGAATTTGTTGATAATTTGAATCAAGGGCAAGGGGTAATTACTCAAGCTGGAATGATGTTTTTTGATTGGACAAATCAAATTTTAGATACTGTAAATGCTAAATCGCAGTTGAGCGATGAAATATATAATGAGCAGTTAGAGCTTAATAGTTTGTTAAATAAAATCACTACGTTAAATGAGGATAACTCAACAAGATTTGAATTGATTGAAAAACTTAAACGTGAATACCCAAACTTTATTTCATTTATCGAGAAAGAAGATTATTCGAATGATAATCTTCGTAAAACTCTAAGTTTAGTTAACGATCAATATAGGGATCGTATTAAGTTACAGCTTCAGGTTGAAAATTTGGAAAAATTACAAAAAGAAAGAGACGCAGCTTTTAGAACTGAAGCTGTATTACGTTTAGAATTACAAAAAAAATTGCAAAAAATAAATATTAAATATGAGCTTGGCTTTGAAGTGACTGAAGAGAACGCCACGGATTTAGCTGGTGACATTCAAGATGCGGCAAGAAAAAACTTAAGTGCCTACGACCAGTTACAGATTAAAAAATTGAAATCTGCAATCAAAGCATATTCTGATATAGCGGATGAAAAAAGCAGGATAGTTGAACAAGAAATTGAATTAAATGAACAATTTCGAAAAGAAACTGGATTAAATTCTGAGGAGCAAGAGCAATTTCTGAACTCAATTAAAGAGCGAAATGATTTGATTGATGAACTTTATAAGAAAGCAAAATCAAAAGGATTTACAAATACAACCGGTAAAGAAACTACCGTAGAAGATTTACAAAAATTCTTAAATAAGCCTAGTAGTTTAGAAACCGACGAAGAAAGTAAGAAAAGAGAAGCCGCCGAAAGAAAAGCTAAAGCCACAAGGGAAAAGGCTTTAAGAGAGGCCGAAAAAAACGAGGACGACCGCCTTAAAAAATTGAAGGAATCTTATGAAGCAGAAATTGATTTATTAATCTTCAAGACACAGACCGAGGCTGAAATTTTAAAAGCTGAGGCGTCCAATGAAAAGAATACTTCCGATGAGCGTTATGATGCTTTGATGACAAGTTTTCAATTAGAGGAAGAATTGTTAAAGATGAATGTTGAAAAGCAGTTAACTCTTTCTCGTTCCTTTCAAAAAGAAAAAATGGCATTTACGGAACAAGAAATTTCTGATATGCTGAATAATATTAGTTTAAAAGCTGATATAACCAATGAAGAACTTTTAATTCTTGAAAAGTATTACACCGCTCAAGACAAACTAAGAAAAGACAATCAAAAGGGTTTAGAGGATAATGTGAAATTTGAAGTTGAACAGGTTAAGAAAAAAATTCAGGAACAAGTCAAATCTTCCAACTCTAAAAATTTTAATGATGAATCTGGAGAAATAAATGCCCTTAGTATCGGTAACAATTTAACCGATGTAGAAAGTTATGAGAAGGCAGTTTACGAAATCAAACGTAAATACTTATTAAAAAACCTTGAGGATGAATTGGCTGTATATAATCAAATCATCGAGAACGAAAAAGCCAAAGGAACCGTTACTCAGGAAATGCTCGACAAACAAGTAGAGCTTGGAAATTCAGTTCGTGAATTCAATAATCAAACTCATGTTGAATCTTTAGAAAAAGCCAAAGAGCTTGAGCAAAAATTCATTGAAATGGGGATGAATATTAAGAACGCTTTAGTTGATTTAACCAACGCTATTTTTGATAATCGTATTCAAAGGATTGATGAGGATATTGAGAGAAGTGATGAATACTATGAAGGCCAAATTGAAAATGCTAAGGGAGATGCAGATGAGCAAGAACGCTTAAGGATTATGCAAGAGGCGGCACGCGAAAAATTAGAGGCTAAAAAACGAAAAGAACAACATAAGCAAGCGGTTTTTAATAAGGCTATGGCTATTGCGGATATTGGAATGAGTACAGCGCAAGCAATTATGAAAGCAATGGCTGAGTTTCCTTTAACCGGTGGTATGCCTTTCACACTTATGGCCGCAATTGCAGGCGCAATTCAAACAGCAACCGTTTTAGCCACTCCAATACCCAAATATAAAACAGGTCGTAAAGGTGGACCCGAAGAAATAGCAATTGTCGGTGATGGTGGAGTTCACGAGGTTATCGAGCATAAAGATGGTTCTGCCGAACTAACACCTAAAAGGGATACGCTTGTAAAGCTTTTAGAAGGAGATACGGTTCACGCATCACTAGATTTATATCGTAAGTCAAGACGAAACAAAATCAATAATGATATTTATAAAGATAAATTGACGTTTGAGGCCTACCATTCATTAGCAGTGAATGATTATTCAAGTTTGGAAAAGGAGATTATCGTGCTTCAAGATATTCTAAAAAGAAAAAATATGTCAACCACGGTTAACATTCCAAAGTTTGATTTTGCACACCAGTTTTGGTTGGAAAAGCAAAAGAATTGGTAAAAGAAAACCACCCGAGTGGGTGGTTTTAATATTTTATTTCAGTTTTACAAATTTTTGGGTCATGTCCATAATATAATTAACTCCTTCCACTGTTTCCTCCTGAAAAATATTCAAGTGCAAGTTATTTGAATCTAATAATTCTATTGTGAAAGTATTTCCGTTAGTGATTGTAAATGTTAATTGGTCACCATTTCTAACATAAGTACCCTCCCCAGATTCTTCAGTTGCTGGAGTCGTACCTGAAGCTGGATTATAAATGTAATACTTCATAGTATTATCAGCAAAAAACTCATATTGATTTATTAATCCTGTTTGTTTAACTGGGACATCTTTTTCGTCCATCATAATTTCCCCATCAATTACCATTTTCATATCTACTTTTTCAAGATCCCATTTCCCTAATAATTCATTTTGAGGTTGTGGCTGAACTTGATTGTCTGAAGAGTTATCATCGCTTGAGCACGAAGTTAAAGTTGTTAATCCTAATGTTAATGCTAAAAGAATTATTTTTAAGTTTTTCATTTTATTGAAATTTAATTTAAAATTTTTACAAAAATAAGACTAAAGTTAAGTTATGCAATTTTTTTGGTCAATAACTAATCCTTTTTCCAGGTAGCATTTCAATTCGTAAACAATAAATTAGATAAAAGTATCTTTTTTTAAAATGGCGAATATTTTAACCGAATATAGCGATAGAGTTCGTTATACACTTCATAACAATACTTACGGAACAATTTCAATTACTGATCCAATAGGTTGGGATGAAGACGAAAAAGAGTTTTCCCGAAATAAAACCTATCATGGGATTTTCACAACGCTTTCAAATAGCTTAAAATTTACCAAAGACGCTAAAGATTTTATAAAATTGGTTTATGATACTTTAGGGATTAATGCCGATTTACGTTTAGTAAAAGAATCTAAGAACTCAATTACTGATGTTTGGGAGCAATCTTATAGTGGATATCTTGATTTATCAACTTATGAAATTGAAAACAATCAAGTTTCTTGCAAGTTTAATTCTGGAGGTTTAGAAAGTATTTTAAAGTCTAGGGAAGGTGACCAAGTTGAAATTGACCGTAGAGATACAATAGATGAAAAACCTATTGAGGAACTTCAAACGGTTGAGGTTGAAATTGCGGGTAGACGTATATTTTTAGAATCAATTTGGGAGGTTGAGCCTATGAATTACTATCAAGAATTACGTGTTGAAAGTAGGGATGGAAACACACGCACTATTTCTGGGGGAATTGGAACAAAATTAATTAAGAAATCACACGATGAAGCCGGCACCACATTTTCTGGCGTCACTGGTACATATACTAACGGGGTTACATCCTTTATGCTGTTGACTCCAGTAAATAGGCCCAGGGAGTTTCAAGTGTCAATAAAAGATTTAATTTTTCAGTGTTATTCAATTTACGGATCAGTTGATTGGGGACACGCAAATATTACATTAGTGCGTTACGGCGATGGTAGTAATTACACGGTTTTAGAGAGAATTGATTTATGGTTAGCTCATTCAGAAAATAACACCCCGCCAATTTATGGGGGGAATTATGGGGGAGTTCAAACGGTTAATCATTATAGGGAAATTGTTTTAAATCAAAATGAAAGCTTAGGTTTAGAAGTGTTGCTCCGAGCTGACTTAATTAGTGGTGGGGGAACTGGTAATGTAAAAGCTGATTTTTGGTATAAATTTTCAAAAGGAAGAATCGTAATTACTGAGGATTCTCATTTTGACAAAACAATAACAAAGGCGGTCAGACCTTTTCACCTAGCTGAAAGATTAATTGAAATAACTACAAATAGAAAGAATGTTTTACGTTCAGAGATTCTATTATCAGGAAACTTTAAAAACTTATTAATCACCCATGGTTTTTGGATTAGAGGTTTTGATAAAAGCTTGGAACAAAATGAAAATCCTGAGGATAATAGATATAAACCGCTTACTACTTCTTTTAAGGATTTTATGTCCTCATTTTTTGCTGTTGCTAATCTTGGGATGGGAATAGAAAGAAATGGTCAGAGAGAAATTATAGTTATTGAGGATTTGAAATACTTCTACAACCGTAATACGACAATTAGATTACCATTCCAGGTTAAGAATGTTAAGCGTTCGGTTGATAGCTCGAGATATTATAGTTTATTGGATTTTGGTTTCGAAAAAGGTGGAAGCTATGAAGAGGCACAAGGTCTTGATGAATATAATTTAAAAAATAGTTACACAACTTGTATTCACAGATTAAGCAATACATATAGCGCATTATCAAAGTACAATGCTGATTCAACAGGGGTTGAGTTTACCAGAAGAAAACCTTTTTCAAACTATTCAACAGAGGACACAAACTACGATCAAAACGTTTATTTCTTAGACGCAAAAGCGATTGGCCCAACTAATAATTATACTGTGCGTTTGTGGCAAGATGATTTTCAAAATGCACCTTTGGGAATTTATTCTCCAGAAACGGCTTTCAATTTAAGAATTTCGCCTTTCAACAATTTACTTAGACATTCTTGGTATTTTGGGGGCGGTTTGGCTAAATACCCAGCCGATAAAGTGAAATATGCCAGCAGTTCTGGAAATAGTAATTTGAAAACCATTTACAAAGAAAACGGAAGTTTAGTCAATAGCAATTTAGAACGCTCAAGATTTGTTCCTGAGATTGTAAAATTTAATCACGTTTGTACAGACGAAATTTTAAAAATGGTCGAAGGCAAATCGATAATTCTTGGTAAGGAACTTCTAAATGTTTATGGTCTAATTGAATTTATAAGTGAAAATAATGAAATCGAAAAAGGATATTTATTGTCTTTAAAACCAAATGGGGTTGGGCAGTGGGAACTTTTAAAATATAATAAATAATGGAAGAACAACTAACTGAATTAATATTAAATCCAATAGATTCAATTGTTGAAAATAGTTATTTTCAAATTCTACTTACAGATTCTAGTTCTGAAATAAGAACGGTTCACGATTTTTATTTCGTAAAAAGTAGAATGAAGCCTAATCATGTTGCTATTAGCGATAGGGTTGAGCTTACTATGGCTAATTTATCACGAGCAATCAATTTGGATTTACCTCTTGTTTTTAAATCCGAGGTTCTTCAAGATTCAAGAGTAAAGATTGCAATATTAGATCCTAAATTGGTCATTTCGGACGTAATTTCGTTTAACCCAATTACTAAGTTGCCAATTTTTGAAAGCGAAATTATTGCTGTTCCATTTGAAATATTTGAGATTAAATCAGTTGCTTTTTTGGCATCGGATTTTGTTGCCTGTTCACAAGTAAAAGTTAGGGTACAAACAACCCTAGTAATGACTTCATATTGTAGAGGTTTATTATGTAATGCTGTTAATAGTTCTACTATTGAATTCACCGCAATAAGAGGCGTTCAGATCATATTTAAAGCAGTTAGAAATAACTTATCTAGATTACGAAATATAAATATCCCACCTTTATTAAACGAGCCTCAAATATCTGTTTTTAATTCTCCTTTTGGGGCAACGGCTACTGCAACTATTGCGAATTTTGGTGGGCTAAACCTTCAATTTTCTTTAGACAATACTAATTGGCAAGCCTCAAATGTTTTCAGCGGTTTAGATATTGGTAATTACACTTTGTATGTAAAAGACCATTTAGGTTGCTCGAAAAGTAAAACGTTTTCTGTTTTAGAAAATAGCTACGGGGCAAAACCTTATGTTTTTATATCAAAGGAAAACTCATTTAGATTTAAAGAACCTAGCGGTAATTATTTAAACGATGAAAACCAATTTTTTAACCAAAGCACAAATGCTATTAATTATTGTTTTGAACAAAGATTTTTAAATACAGATGTTGTTACAACACAGTTTAAATCAAACTTTCAAGGAGTTGAAGTTTTTGTTATGGATTTGGAAACAAATTCTATAACGCAATTAGCTGTTACAAAAAAAACAAATAACATTGGGTTAAAACAGAAGATGTCAGGTGTTAAGAAATATAAAATAACAAATTTTCAATTCGGAATTTACTTTGAATCGGGGAGTATTTTAAATTATGATACAAATACACCTGAACAAAACTACGCGCTGAACGGCTCTCTTCCAATTTGGGCTAAACTCGGAAACTTTATCAATATTGATGGAGCATTTTATCAAATAAATTCGATTGGTTTTGATGAGAATGTAAATGCTGAGGTTTTGATTTTTGACGGATTTATGATTGAATTTACTGAAGAGGTAATTGCCTCAAGTGTATATAATCTTCAAGAATATGAAGTTTACGAATTTGATTTAGATTTTAGTTATTACCCAAATGCAAAAGTTCAAATTGAAATTAAAAATTCAGATCCTAATTTTGGTAATTACAATTGGATTTCAGAGAGTATTACTTCTCAGGAAGATTTAGATAATCATATTGAAATTCGTTATTATAATTCAACCAATACAAATGTGATTTATTCAACTGAAATCCAACATTTATTAAGAATCCCTTACAATAAGACTAAGGCAGTGGATTCTGATTCAAGTGAAAACTACAATACCGATACAAATACGTATTTGTTAGACTCAAAAGTTTATGAAATAACGGAGTTTGATTTAATGCCTTTACCGCTTGAGCTTTGGCGTAAAGTGAAAATTGCACTTTCGGTTGATACTATTTTTATTGATGGGGTAGGTTATTCGAAAAATGCAGAATTTACTAAAGAAACTTTAGGAAGCACTAATTTATATAAGGTAACAGCTCAATTAATTAAGAATGGATTTATATTCAATTCAAGTATGAACTCAAATGAAATTATAATCGAAAACCCAGTAACAAACATACCTGGTTTAATTGAAAATAACTCAGATGGATTTATTCAATATTAGTGGTCAATAACTCAAAGACCCTTTTCTTTAATTACGAAAGAGATTTAATGATATTAGATTAAATCTCTTTTTTTATGTCATTAATCGATACGCTTATAAAAAAGGTTGAAGAGCTTACAAAGGCGGTAAATTCAATTCGATCATCATCCAAAAAAATACACGAGCTCCCTGATTTATCAGGTGAGGACGTTTACGTTGCGGCGAGTAATGGTAATGAAACGGGAAAAGTTTTGTTACAAACACAAAATTTAATTCCGCCGCCAACAATTTCTAATTCTTGGAAAGATATTGAGCTTTTACCATCTTCCAATTTAATTTTTAATAGAGATAATACATCAATTAATCTTATTACAAACAGAAATTCTTGGGGTGTAACGATTCCTAATATAAAAGGATTTGGCAGGAGCGAACCAACTGATGGATTAAATGGATTTTTGCGTAACGGTAGCTCTGAGTTGATAGTTATAAAGCATAATTTATTAAGTATCCCAGGGATAACAATTCCTTTTTTCCTATCCAGCGGTTCCGATTATAGTATTAAGCCTAATGAGATTTTAAGTTTTAAATATTCATCGCTTAGAAATAGATGTGAAATAAGCGTTTATGATTTTAGTGCAATCACACCTTTAACTCCAAAATCCGAAGTATTCAGAATTTCTCAGGAACATTTAGATTCAGAAAATGTTGTTTTTGAATTAGAAAGTACCCCATCTGAAAACGAGTTTCTATTTGTGTTTTGTAACGGTCAGCTTTTGAATAACGCTGGAATTTCAGTCGTTGAAAATATTCTGATTATCGACAAAAAGACAATCGAATATGAGTTTAGGGTAGGGATGAAAATCACGGTAAACTATAAACATTGATTCCATGGGAAATGAAACAAGTAAAATCTCACAAGAACAAATCGATGGTAATATAGTTAATTCTGTTTCTGGGCCTTCAGTAAATCAAACAGACCCAAAGAATCCAACGATTCCAGAAATTCCTTCTGTTGTAGATGTCGCTAACAAAGCAAACAAAAACGGAAGTAATACAGAAGGTGGTGCTTGGTTCATAGATTCTTTAATGTCGGATTTATTGGCTCGAAATAATCGTATCCTGAGAGTTCTTACATCAAGAGATACTATTGAGTACGGAAATGAGGATTTGATTCGTCATCTGTTTGTTTTGAATGAAGATGCGAACAATCTGATGATTCGATTGAAAAATGGTGATGTCGGTTATATCTGGAATACACTGAACTTGAATCCGTCTGATTTTCTGAGCAAAGAAGGTGGGACTGTAGAAGGTGTTTTGAATTATCAAGCTGATTTTTCTGGAAACTACAACGATAGAAGTTTAGTTGACAAAGCTTATGTGGATTCAAAGTCAGGTAAAGAAACGGTAATCATTGGCGATGATACAAGTACTTATTTTGAGATTCCGCACCAACTTAATTCAATTGATGTATTGATTCGTGTAACACGACTCAGCGATGGAATTACAGTCCATTGCGCATCCAAACCAACCGACGAAAACACAATTGTTATTTCACTTAAAGAGCCACCGCAAAAAGACGATTATCAGGTGGATATTTTCAAAATTTTATAATCAATTTAAAACAATAAATTATGCCAGAAGAAATTCTAAAACCGATACACTATGTAAATGGCGACCTCGAAGTTTCGGGTTCGGCAAAAATCAAGGAAGTTAAAAATGGTACTGGTTCTATCGTGACATACGACGAAACTACAAAAGAACTTAAAAAGCGAACAGGTACTCAGATTATTGAGGACTTAAATCTTGCGGCTGCATTTGAGGTTGTACCCGAAACTATTTCGAAGACATCGACCAATTTAACAACAGAAAACGGTCACACTCACGAACTAGCACAGGATGTTAAGAATGATATAGCTAAAGGTGTTACAGCACATGGTTATGGAAATCATGCTCAGGCGGGTTATTTAAAAACTGAGACCGACCCAGTATATGTTGCTTCGATTACTAAACAGATGATGACTAAAGGTATCATTCTTGAAAATGCAGATTTGAATACTTATAATGAAACAGGTATCTATACTCAAGGTGCAAATTCAATAGTTACTACTTTTTTAAATTGTCCTACAAACAAAGCGTTACAACTTGAAGTTACATCTTCAGCAGGAATGGTTTACCAAAGAATTACAGACCATGTTAATAATAAAATATATAATAGAAATTATGCGGGTAGCCAATGGTTTCCTTGGAAAACCGTAGCGTTAACATCTGATATTCCTTTAGCTCAAGTATTGAGTTTAGGTCCTGAACCTGGTCAACTTAATCTATCAGGTGGTGGCGGAAGTGTTCAAATGAATAATTTAAAGAATTCATCTATAGATTTATTGTTGGGTAATATTTATGGTAAATTAGGTTCTTTTTCAGACGCATTACCAATTGGAGTACTAAATGGTTTTCATACTGTTGAAAATGCCTTTATTGACGGTATTGTATTTGGTCATAATGGTGGTACAAAACAAAAAAGAGCTATTTATGTTAGACATGGTCAAGCAGAAGTTTTAAGATATGCTACTAAAAATACTGAAACGGCTGAATGGATTCACAGAATAATTGCAGATAGAGAATGGGTTCAAGCTAACTATCTTCCAGCCTCACAAACGTACACTAAAAATCAAGTCAACGATTTATTAGCCCCAAAGCTTGATATTGAAGATTTGGATGGTTTCGTAAACAATGTAACTTACAACGCTGCTAACCATAAAATTACCTTTTTCAAGCAAAATTCGCCAAATATTGAGGTTGACTTACCAATTGAAAGCTTAATTAAGAACGTTGTTTTAAGCGGTAATAATCTTGTTTTTACGTTTGAAAATAACACAACAGTTTCAGTTCCATTGAACACTCTTTTAGTTGGCGTTGTTAAAGAGGTAAATGGAAAAGTTCCAAACAGTCAAGGGGTAATTACTCTTGAAATATCTGATATTCCAAGTTTATCAAGTGCTTTGGATGGTAAATCAAATATTCGTTTATCAAATGTAGTTTCTGATTTAAGTGTAGCAGAAAAATTAGCCGTTAGAAATAAAATTGGTGCTGGAACAGTTAACTCGGTTTCAATTTCATTACCAGATGGTTTTACGACTGGAGTATCTACAATTACTGATTCGGGAACTTTTAATATAACATTCGTACAAGGTTATAGTTTGCCAACTATAGAAAGCCAAAATGAATGGGATTCGGTTGTTGATGAGGCAGTAAGATTAAGCGGTGACCAAGAAATCGGAGGAGAAAAAATAGCTTTAGATAAGTGGACGTTCGTTAAACAAGTGGTTATTCCTGAAGGTGTAGAAAATAACGATGCTGTAAATGTAAGACAATTAGGAACTAAAGCTAATCGAAGTTTAGATAACATTCCGTCTAATTTAACTACTCTAGAAACTAATGTAATTAAACAGAAATTAAAGATTGACAACCTGCAGAATACAGGTAACACTTATCCGCTGATAATGTCTTCTGAGTTTACCGAGATTTTGACATTGATTCCTGAAGTTACAGTTGAAAATGCTGTTGCTTATGTGCGTAATAGAAATTTAATTGTTTCAATTACGTTAAAGAATGCAACTATTGCGAATACAGATGTTGTTAGTGTAAATTCGATTGTTAAGCTCTTCAGTTTACCACCGGAAATTATTGATATTCTTCAAGCAGAAATTACAGCAATTGTTCCACAAGTTAAGTTGACATCTACAGATGTTTACTCGACGGCTACAAATAAAATGTTTTTGGATTTCGAAGACAAATCAATCAAACAGCCGTTTAGATTAACATTAAGAAGTAGCTCATCTACTATATTTTACGCTGAGTTTGAATGCTTGGATATGGTGTAGAAACTTCGTGGAGGATGAAGTATAAAAAGTCCTCCAGAATTTAAAAAAGTTTCTCACGCTATTTTTAAACACAAGCCCGCAAGCCTCTGGAGGACATAAGTCTTCTGGGGTTTGCGGGTTTTCTATGTTTTTAAGCGTGAGAATAACAAAGATAAACTTAATAAAACAGAATTACAAAGTGGCAAAGCAATTTAGTTATAAACCACAATACGGAGTTATTGTGATTTGTGAAACAGAGGAGGAACAAATAAAAGTATTTGAAGAATTAAAAGAAAAAGGATTTAAATTAAGAATAGTAACAACATGATAATCAAAATAAATAATAGTACAAAAGACTTTGAAAGTTACAGAGCACAACGCGTAAAATCATTGTTTAACGCCGAGGACGGTAGTAGTTTTAAACTAGAAGCAAATATAGATATTGACAATCTAGATTGGAATTTAGGACTTATAGTTGGAACCTCAGGCTCAGGAAAAACGTCAATAGGTAAGCAAATCTTCGGGGAGAATAGAATTTACGACCTATATAAGAATTGGGATTTTGATAAACCCATTGTTGATTGTATTGCACCAAACGGAGATTTCAACGAAGTAACCGGGGCGTTGGCTTCTGTTGGTTTGGGCGATGTTCCAAGTTGGCTTAGACCTTTTCACGCTTTATCTAACGGGCAGCAATTTCGAGCGGGATTAGCACGTTTGGTTACTGAGGCTCCAGGCGAGGTTGTAGTGGATGAGTTTACCTCTGTAGTTGATAGACAGATTGCTAAAATTGGGGCGTTAGCTTTTGCTAAAGCCTGGAGAAAAAACAAAGGAAAGAAAGCAGTTTTACTGAGCTGTCATTACGATGTTGCTGAGTGGTTGCAACCCGATTGGATTTATAATGTGAATACCGGTGAATTAAAAAAAAAACGGAAATCGGATCTAGACCAAAAATCAAACTTGACATTTGGAAGGTCAGTGGAAGTTACTGGAAACTATTTAAAGAGCATTATTATTTAGATTTACCCCATCCACCCGCAGCCGAATACTTTGTAGGAACGATAAACGGGGAACTGGTTTGTCACGTTGCAGTTTGTCCAATGTTTACGGCTAAAGCATATCGCGCAACTCGATTAGTTACAATGCCTGAATGGCAAGGTGCAGGAGTTGGAACTCGATTTTTAAATGAAATCATGCAATACCATTTAGAGGGAAACGGAAGGAAAGGGCAAAAATTCCCGACGTTTTTTCACACCTCACATCCACAATTAGCAGGTTATTTACGATTTAGTGATAAGTGGATTCAAACAAACGCAATACTTTTTGGTGCGAATAAATCAAGAAGTAACGCGAGTATAACTAAAACCGGAAAAGGAACAATTTCAGGCTGCGGTTATGGCGGTCACTTTCGAGCCGTCCAAAGTTTTAAATATTTAGGAAATGAAAAATGATAAGTTAAAAATATTCATAAGTGGTCAGAAGTATTTTGGTATGGAAGTACTTCGGCTTTGTTTACAATTAAATTTTATTGAGGTAGTTGGTATATGTTGCCCAATAGATGATAAATACATTGGAAAGTTGGCAAGTATAAACAAAATACCAATTATACCTTCCGGAACATTAAATTATGATTCCATGCCAGAAGGAGTTGATTTAGGAATTACGGCGCACTCGTTTGATTACATCGGAAAGCGTTCAAGATATAAAGCTCGTTTAGGTTGGATTGGTTATCATCCGAGTCTACTTCCAAGACACCGAGGGAAATCCTCTATTGAGTGGGCAATCAGAATGCGAGATGCTATTACCGGAGGAACGGTTTTTTGGTTAAATGGAGGAATTGATCGTGGGGATATTGCCTCTCAAGAGTTTTGCTTTGTAAATCCGAAATTGTATGGATTAGAGCCCAAAAAAGCAGCCAAGCGATTATGGGAATCAGAACTTCAAAATATTGGATTACGTTTGTTTAAGAAAACGCTTAATGATATTAACCAAGGTGTTTTCATTCGTAAACCACAAGAAAAAGAGTTTAGTACATTCGAACCTTCAACAGATGTAAAAGACGTCTTTAAGCCAGATTTATTGATGATTGAGCAGTTTTCTGTTTGTAAATAATAAGTAAGTTATCAAACTGTAGTTTGTTTTTAGTCTGTTAAATTTGATGAAATTTACAGTATTGTTTAATTTTTTTTATAATTTTATTACAAAACACCAAAAAAAACAATTTATGATAATTAAAAACAGAAATTTAGAAGAGTTTGAATATCAGATGCTTCTTACAGTGGACAAACATATTTATTATGAAATAAATGTACACACGATAGACTATAAAGACATTTGTGGTATTGACAATTTTATTTTTTTTATAACTAAACGAAAACCTTTTGGTTATGAAATTACATCAAAATTTATGGCGAATACAATAGATACCTTTTATGAAGTTTTAAAAGATATTAAGCTACATTGTAATGAAAAATTATGTGTCATTCCTAGTGCATCTTTTAATAATAAAAGTATTGAAGAATTATTCAAGCAGATAAAAATAGGACATTTTTTAAAAAACATTAACTAAATAAATTTTATTGTAGTATAAGCCACCAATTCGGTGGCTTTTTTTGTTGGTCAATAAGTCAACACCCAAAAAGCAAATAAAAAAGTCTTTAAAATCTATTTTAGATAAAACAGATTAATAATCAATGAAATAGATTTTAATGAGAAAATTATTTGCACAATTAGTACTCTTTACTGATAGTTCGGTGAAATGGGAGGACAAAATTTACTACGCTTTCAATGTGGTCGCCCACTTGGCACCAATAGCGTTTCTTTTAAACTTGTTTAATTGGTGGTGGACGGATAACCATCAATTCGGAACATTTCTTTGCTGTTCCCTTGTAGCCAATATGATTGTTGGCTGCTATTATCATCTTAAGAAAAACACCTTTAGCTGGAAGCTCTTTTTAGGCAGAAACATTGAAATGACCTTCATAGTCATTATTGGCTATGTTATGTTAGAAATGTTGCGATATACTGCAGGCGATAATTTGGCGGGTGAAATTTTCAGAATTCTTATTCAAATAAGTACGCTTTTATTTCCAATAAGCAAGGTTTTGAAGAATATTTTCATTCTGAGTAAAGGAAAATATCCTCCAAAGTTCTTTATGCAGCGGTTATACAATTTCGAGAAAACTGGGGATTTAAAGGATTTATTTGATAAAGATGATGAAAAATAGATTAATCTTATTAGACAACGGACACGGGGAAGAAACGGTAGGCAAACGTTCACCTGTATTACAAGATGGTTCACAATTATTTGAATACGAATTTAACCGTGATATTGTAAAGCGAATTACCAAAACATTAGATAAAGAAAAGATTGAGTATGTGGTTCTTGTTCCTGAATTAAAAGATATTTCACTTGCCGAAAGAGTAAAACGTGCGAATGCTCATCACGCTGAATGTGGAAAACATACTTGTCTGATTTCTGTTCACGCAAATGCTGGAGGTGGTACTGGATTTGAAGTTTTTACTTCGGTTGATCAAACTAAATCTGATGAATTTGCGCAGATAATGTTTGATTGTTTTAAAGAAGAATTTCCTGAACAGAAAATGAGAAGTGATAGATTGGACGGTGATGATGATAAAGAATCTAATTTCTACATCTTGAAAAACACCAATTGCCCAGCAATGTTAACGGAATCTTTTTTCATGGACAATTTACAAGATTTAAAAATTTTGATGTCTGAAAATGGGCGTTCAAGAATTGCAAGAGCTCACGTTAACGCAATTAAAAAAATCGTAAAACTTTAATTAATTTTAAAATGAAACATCTATTACTAATAGTATTCGCAGCGATAGCCTTAGTAGGTTGTCGCAGCGTTAAAAAGGAAGGAGCAGAAAAAAAAATTCATTATGAATTAGTAACAACGCTTCGAGATTCACTTGTAATTACGCACGAGAAAAAAGAGACGATCACCGAGCGCATAATTGAGAAATCGGAAGATAAAAAAGAGAAAGCGGACAATTACAAACGCACCGATAAGGACGGCACGGTTCACGAATTTAATAATTACAACACTGAGGTTAAAACCGATGAGAAAGTCACGGAAAACATAAAACAATTAACCGAAAAATTCGATATGTTACAAGTTCAATTTTCTGAACTCCAAGAAAAGTATAACGAACTCGAATCTATATCAAAAAAAGAAAAAGAATTTGATTTTGGTTCTGTATTATGGATTCTGTTTGGAATTGCTGTTGTAGTCGGAATAGTTTATTTGTATCGGAAATACAAAAGTAGGTTTAAAATTTGGTAATTTATTTTTTTATAGACAAAGCGAGCTTTTAAACTCGCTTTTGTTTTTATTCTAGCTTTCATCTCGTGACCTCCGGGCAAGACGAAGGCTTAGCTATTATCCGCAGTTTTTTGTTAACTTTCCCGCACTATCTGATGCAATAATTAAACCTCCGGCTAACATAATAACGTCTTTTAAAACTAGCCGTCCTGCTGCTGAAAGGTAGGGAAAACCAAATTGTGGCGTTGGAAAATCTCCCCCTAAATTGGGAACATAAACTTCTGGTGTTGTGATAAGAAATGTTAATGTTACTAGTGACATTCCAAAAGTTAATAGGCCACCGATCATTCCAATTTTAGGAAACCAAATGCCTAAAAGAACGAATAAGCCAATGACACCAATCACGGTCCCCAAACCATAAGAAAATAAATAGGTTCCATTTTCTTTATGCCAATCTATATTTTTTTGAACGGTTTTTCCTTCAGGATTTTTATGCAATGTATATTCGGCAACGTTTTCTCCTTTTTCATTTAATGCAATTTTATTTGAATTATTGTAGAAAAAACCCATAAAAGGACTATTTGTAACAAATGGAACGATTCCGTCAGCTTCATATTGATACACTTTTAATCCACCGATCCATGCCATAACAACAAAGATTGAAATGCGAATTAAATTAATAAAACTGGATTGCTGTGATGCTAAAAATAATGCTAAATTTTTCATTTTATATAAATTAATGATATTAGCAAAATTAGAACATTCTATACTTAATAAGAATAGACAAATAAGTGAAAAACCTAGACTATTTTGCAGCGATGGAAATTCCTACATTTTTTCTATAAGAACTAGGCGAAACGCCAACGCTCTTTTTGAAATATCTACTGAAATAAAATTCATCTTCAAAGTTCAGTTCTTGTGCAATTTCTTTAATTGATTTATAAGTAAGATGAAGTAATTTTTTAGCTTCTAAAATTACACGTTCATTAATCAATTGCGAAGGTGACTTTGAAAACTGTTTTTTCACTTTTTTACTAAAGGCATCTGTTGATAGTGAAAATTCAGCGGCATAAAAAGTCATACTTCTTTCTGCTTTATAATACTTTTCAATCAAGTCTTGAAAGTAAATTAAATCTTTATTAGGTAATTCATTTGGCTTTATATCAGTTAGATATTTAGATTTTTCTTTACTAGAAATGGATAAAATTAATTGCAAATACGATTTAACAATCGAATCAGTAAATGGATTGACTATTTCATTTTTTATTTCATTTTCCATTTTTTCAATTGTATTTACAATTTCATCATAGTATGATTCATTGATGTTGAAAAATGGTTTTTCGTAGATATTATTGAATAAAATTCCGTTACATGAAATCATATTTTTGTGATATTCAATACAATAATAATCACCGTGAAATTGAATCAAATACAATGCTGACTCATTATTTTCTAACCATTTAAATTGCTGATATGGTGTTAAAAATAATATTGTACTGTCAGAACATTCATATTGGATTAAATTTATTTCAAATTTTGCAGAACCATTGAATACTAAAATTTGGTAAAAAGGACAGTTTATTGTTCTTAAAAAGTTTTTACTACTAATGTTTTGTATGGAAATCTGGTTCAATTGCGACGTTCTTTAAAAATTACAGCTAGCATATTATATAGGCGCAATATACTTATTTTATTCAAAGGGCGAAATTTTCGCTAAACATCTTTAAAATAATACAAGAATTAAATGGTTTTGAATTACATATTTTGTATTTTCTTAAAATACGTATCAGTTAAGATTACCTACCAAAAACTAACATAAGCGCATCTCTCATTTCTTGATTGGTGCGTTTTTCTATTTTAGTTATAGCCTTAAATTCAACAGCGTTTAGCTTTTTTCTTGTTGGCTTAACTTTGATATACTTTAGGTCGTAATACTCACACATTTCACATATTTTCTTTGCTTTTTCAAAGTTTGCCCCGGTACGTTCTCCGATTTTTGCATTGATGGCTGAAGTGCCTTGAACTTTTCTATGCCAATTAGACTTGTTTAAAAAACCACACTCAACATAAACTTTGATATTGTCTTTTCCAAAGGAGTTGATTAATTGACCAAATCGGTCAAAGAGTTCAAAGAAAGTAAGTGTGGTTAGTTCGGTTTGGTTTTGGTAGATTAGGGCAAAGCCCGATTTATCACAATCGGGATCAATGCCTATTTTCATTATTATCGTATTTTAGCTTGTTGAAATTTTAAAATATATATTCTGCTTGGTAATTAAATGCTCTACGTCTGAAATTGTTACAAGCTCAATTTTTTTACAATCTTTAATTAAAAATGATCTTTCATTTTGTGGATTATATTTTTTTGAAATAAATTTTATAAGATTAAATTGTTTAATTGATTCATTTTTTAGAATTTCTTCATTGAACAATTCTACAATATATTCATCCCTTAAATTTACTTTAATATCTAATGGATTTTCTCCAAAGAATTGAAAAAAAAGGAAATTTGGGTTAATAATTATTTTTTCGAACCAATAGTAATTTAATGGCTCATAAAATTCATTTTTTTTCTGAATGCTTGCCAAAGCATTTTTTTTATTAGAACAAACGATAAGAGTTTTCATATAGATGTGTGTTTTTTTTTATGTAATGTAGTTAATTTTTTAATATAAATATGAATTTTATTAAAAAAAAACATATAATATATAAAAAAAAACTTAATTCTATAGATAGTTTTTATGTATAATTCAATAATTTAGTTTTTAAAAATCATTAAATTATTTTGGTGTATATATCAATGAATATAGCCAATACCAAAATAATTACGCAGAACATTTTCCAATTGGATTTAAATATTTTTTCAAAGTTTCAATTCCTTCATATACGGCCTTTTGGTCTCCTTGATTTATGCAAATACTTTTTAGATTTCTATTTTCGTCTAATTCCGAAATATAGATTGAAATAAAGTTGGTATCGGCTAGGTTAAACAATGTTTTATATTGTCCCTCACTATTTATTAAGTAGCAAATTCTAAAAAGAGTTTCTAATCTATTCATAAATTAATTTTATTAGAATTATTAAAATAAGAAAGGCTACGAAAACGTAGCCTTGTGTGTTGAATCTGTTATTATTATTTGGTGGCTCGATATTCATTTTTAATGCTTTAAATTTTGAATACTCCGAGTTTGTATAGTTCCATTACTATATCTGCTTCATGGAAGGCGTCGTCCGCGCCCCTATGGGTTTCAATATATCCAGTATCTCCGAAAAAATGTTCCCAAGCTTCCTGAACTTTGGGCCATTTATAGCCACGACTTGAAGGAATTTTACAAATATCTGTGGAAAGCTTCATAGGGCAATCCAATTTTCTGGGAAAATGAAAACCTCTGTTTTCCATAAAGCCAAAATCGAATACATTATTAAAAGCCGTTGTTCCATTTTTATAGGATAATAAAATATCTTGAATTTCTTTTCTGACTTTATCGAGTGGGGGCGAGTGCCTAATTTCCTCAACCGTAAGGCTTGAATTATTGACTATCCAAGAGTTTTTAACTTCCTCAAGGGTAATTCCTTTTTCGTGAACAACTTGATCAAAAATGATTTTTTTATAACCTGTTTCAAGATCTAATTCTACAATTCCAATTTCTACAATTTTTCCACCTTGAGTTAGGAATCCGGTTGTTTCGATATCTAAAATTAATATTTCCATGGTTTAAAATTGGGTTAGAAAGGTAGGTCGTCGGGTTCAGACTCACCGTTAAACATTTGTGGTTGGTTTGGTCCTTGGTTATTTCCTTGTGGACTTCCAAAAGCTTGATTTGGTTGTTGATTATTTGGGTTTTGATTAAAAGTCGGTTGTTGGTATTGAGTATTTGTATTTCTATTATAATAGTCATCAACAGCCGAGCCATGCCCATGATATCCGCTTGTTGGATTTTGTTGTTGTGGTTGTTCGCCATCAATTCTCCAGCCTTGAATCGAATTAAAATAACGAGTTTCTCCTTGAGGATTTGTCCACTCTCGACCTCTTAAATTGATGGAAACTTTTACTTTTTGACCAATTTGAAGTCTATTAAGCAAATCACATTTGTCTTGGCTAAATTCGATTAAAATATGTTGGGGATATTGTTCTTCTGTTGTAACAACAATTTCTCTTTTTCTATAAGCCGAACTAACTTGTTGGGGCTGACCAATCATTTTTATAAATCCTGATATTTCCATTTTTTAAAGTGCCGCAGTTAAATAGTTTTTTAAATTTTCGCTCAAATAGCGCTTGTTTTTTATGATAAATGCCGATAATAATTCTTTTTCATCAATTTTTCCGTGTTTTAAAACAGCTTTAAATTTTAGATAAATGATTTTGTCTTCATTGTATATTTCGAGTCTAGTTTTAAAACTTTTGATTCCGAATATTACTGTTGCATGATCAACATCGAATAATTCCCCGATTTTTATTTGTGTCCAGAAAAGTTCATTTCGAAGATAATAAAAAGACATTTGTCTTGCAAAGACATATTTCTGTTTTCTTGATTTTAGAAAGATTTCATTTCCGTCAAAACCAAGTAATTCCGATATAGTTGTAATAATTAATTTTTTCATACGTTACGCCGTTTGACTGAGAGATAAAATTCGTTCCTGGATAAGATGAAGGTTTTCGTTTACAAGCTCAACGATTTCTTTATGATGATTGGAAGCCTTGTTTCCGTAGCCTCTCGACTGAGTTACTATCATTTCTTTTAATGATATTTCAACCGTTTCTTTTAGAACGTTGTTTACCCTTGCCGATAGAATTAGTGAGCCTTGTTTAGCGTAATATTTGTTTGTATAAACACAATGATTGTGCTTTTCACTTTCTTCAATGAACTCTTGAATGGTTTCCAATACTTTGATAGTAAGATTACCCTTTTTGAACTTTAATCCGAAGAATTTACCTTTTTCAATTTCGTATTGCTTTTGATCAAAGTTCATTTTTCTTTTTTGCTCGGCAATAGCTAATTTTTTATCTAGTTTACGTTTTTTTGCAACAAGTTTATTGTGTGCCTTATGTAGGTCTTTAGGGCAAACGAATTTTGAATTTCTTATATCCTTTTGAAAGTATTCTAAAAGTTCAATGTAATCAAAATAAATTCCTCCATCTATGGGGTTATAGTTATTTCTTAAACAAATTTTGACCGTATTCCAATATTTTGAAACCTTGTAAGAATCTGATATCGCTACTTTCAAAAGCTGTGTTTGTTTGGCTTTAAGAAGTGTTTCGGTTTTCGGACAATTAAAATTTAATTGACGTTTTAGCCCATCAAAACGAATATTTCCAAAATCTCCTTGGCAGCCTTTTTTTGAATATTGTTCTAAGAATACAGATTCCGGATGATAGGCAGAGGGATAAGGATTATAAGCGTATTGTTTGTAGTAGCCCGGATTTCTAACTTCCATTGGCCCGTAAATCGGTGTATCGCCGTAGTGGGTAAGCCTACTTATTAAATGAAAATCATTGTCTGTATGATACTGCTGAATACACTCCAAAACGTTTGTTTTCCAATGTTCTCCTTTTCGATAATTTACATCTATATGGAAATATCTAATCACTTGGTATTCGAACATATCTTCGGCAAAAGCGATATAATAGCTTTCGTGAAACTTTCTTTTTTTAGTTTCTAAAATATGTAATTCGCTATTGCACGACGGACAAATGGTTTCATTCTTAACAATATCTTTAGCCGAGTGAGAATTGCCACAAACACCACACCAATAGGTTTTACTGGTGCTAAATCCCAATTTAGTATTACAATCTGATAGGGCGTAGTTTAGTATTTTTTTATCTACACCCGGGGTTAGCCAACTAGAGTATTGAACTAACTGATGCTGCAGTTTAGTTCTTGGTTTCATACGCCCGGAAAGTCAAATAGTGAAACTTGGTTATTCGATTTTAACTTCACAACTTTCGGGCTCCTTTCTTTTACCTGTTCCTTTTGCTGTGTTGGAACTTTTTTACCTTCAAAATCCGAATGATTAACAACAACTCGTGCATTTATTGGTTTTCCAATTTTCAAATCATCTTCATCGTAGTAGTGCATAGCCATTTGAAAAACCTCTTCGTCGGCAAATCCATTACAACCAGAAGCTTGAACTTGATTTAAAATGTAGTTAATGCAATCGTCGATGTTTTTATTTTCTTTTGAAAGTGATTTTGCAAAAAGCTCATCTTTTTCAGCTTGGCTATTCAAATAGTCTTGAATAACATTTTTAAAATAATTAGATCCTTTCATGATTATGGTAGATTTTAGGAAATAAAAAAAGAGTAGGGGTTAGCTACTCTTTCGGTTTATATATTTTTAGTTTAATACAGATATCAATTCCTTTGGAGGTCTCTTCATTATTGAATTTCTTCATCAGTTTATCGAAGCCATTCTCCAAAGGCATAATTTTTTTTATTTGTTTGGTTGGCGTGGTATATACCGCCATACAATCCTCTTCGAAATTCCTTCCATCAGATTCGACAAATTCCTTGAGAAGATTATACTTTTCTTCAGGAGTTAGTTTGCTCACTTTTCTCTTTAAATTGGCTTGGTAATCTATCGTATTTCATTTTGATTACTTTATTAAAATGCTCTAACTGCTTTTCGCTCATAATTTTTAATAAAACACTCTTTCCCCCAACTAAGGTTTTCTTTCTAATAGTCGGTAAGTGAGATAAAAATTTCTTGTAGCCTTCAGACTTATGCATTAAAAAGAAAAGTAATTTGTTTTGGCCGTCGTACCTTTTATCTAAGCTTTTAATTTTACCAAAGTATTTTACTAAGAGCCCAACTTTAATATATTCATTTCTTTTTATTTTTTCAGATTTTAACTCATCTTGAAAAATTTCTTTCGCTTTAACGCTATCAATTTCCGAGATATATGATAGCTCTAGATAGTTAAGCTCAATTTCTAAATAATCCATATCTATAATTATTTCTGTTCTTTATTAAAATAAATTAAGTAATAGTACATTTGCTTTTCTTCATCCCAGCCTTTTTCAATGAATTGTTCTGCAGATTCTGGGTTTATTAGGTCAAGCTTTATTGATATGTTGGTGTCTAAGTTTATAACACTTTTGATTTTCTTTCTAGCGTCTGTTACTGCCGAATTTGAAATTTCAAAACTGCTTAAATCTTCGACAGAATATTTTTCTCCTTTGTCGGCCTTATAGTTTTTAAACTCGGCTTGTAGGTCTGGATTTTCGATTACTTCATTTAAAAAGTTTGTTTCTTCGAATTCATCGTTTTTAGCAAAATAGTTTACTGAACGATTTAAGAATAAAACTTCCTCTTTCTTATCCTCAGCCGGAAGGACAACATCCTTTGCAAAGTCTTGAACAAATTTTAAATATTTTTTAGTGTTGAAATTTTCATCTTGAAAAGCATCTACATTTAGAAAATGTTCTAACCAATAACGGGCATCGTATCGATTGCTATCAACTGATAAAATTTTATATCCTTCTTCTTTTTTGTGATTGAAAATAAGGCAGCCTTTATCAAGTTTTTCAAGTGAAATACCTTGTTTTAGATTCAGCTCTAATCGACTTTCTGCCTCGTTTATTTCAAAGTAATCCGATTTAATTTCGGACTTAAAAATTCCAATTGCAGCAACAATATTGTTATCAATTGAAACGTTTGTTAAGTAGGTCACGTAAACCTCTCCGTTTTTGATGTGTGGATGATTTGATTGGTCAAATAAATGCTTTGTTATTTTCTTTGATATTTTATCAAGCGTACTTGGGTTAATGAATATTTCAGAAACCAGATTAAACATTTCGTTATAATCTAAATCCACATCATGTACAAATTGAAAGTAGTTTTCTTCTTTTTCTCTGAAGGGTTTAAAGAAAAAATCCTTGATTAGCGGAGTAATTTCATCCGTAAGTTTAAGTGGTTCTTCTGATAAGAAAATCGGTTCGTTTCGACTTTTGTTTCCTACTTTGTGAATAAACAATTCTTCAATTTGGGTGTTAAATAAATTAATCATTGTGGTATAAAAATTTGGGTTATTTATTTGTTTTTAGCGTTCTTGGGGCGTTAGTTCCTTGAATGTATTTTACGCTTCTTTTTTGTTCTTTTTCGATTTTTTTAGCCATATTTAAGGCATTTATTGCCTCTTTTCGTTGTTTTTGTTGCTTTGTGTGTTTATTTTCTGAATCGTCTGCCATAACTTATTTTTTGAGGTTTAGTCTTCAAATTCGTTTAGAAATTCATCAAAATTTTTAAACTTTTTCAAGTAATTACAAACCGCTACGCTTTGGCTTTTTTGGATGATTATCGGGTTCCATTTTTTAGATTTTAATTCGGTTTGAAACGATTGTAAATCGATCTTTTTCAATGGATTTTTAAAGGCTTCTTGCTGAAGCTCTCGCTCGTGTTTTTTTAGCTCGGAGTTATAAAGCTCTAAAACCTGTTCTTGGCTTAAATTGATTTTGTTCTTAAGCTGGTTGTAGTAGATGAAAGCTGAATAATCAATTTCGTTTGATTTAAGGCTTTCGAAAAGTATCTTTCGATTAAGATTACTAATCTTTAGTTTTTCTTCGTTAGAAGGTTTAAAACCGATTAAATTTTGCGTGTTGTTAATCTTTTTTAGATTGTAGATGTGCAAATTTTGATTTCTATGCTCTACAAAGGCGTTTAAAACCTCGCCAAGTGAAATGCAATCTAAAATCCGAAATGTTTTTAATTGCGGCAATTCTTTCGCTGCGTACATCTTGAAGGCGGTTTTAACTTCCTCAAGGGTTAAATGCTTGAAACGATCTTGTAGAAATTCCGACAAAACAAGAGTTTGTGCATCTCGGTACAGACGCTCTTCGGGCTTGAATTGAATATTCAAAAGCGCAAAGAGGTAGTTGATGGTGCCGTCGATGACTTGAACTTGTTCGTTTTTAATTTTCGGATAATCCTCCTGCAGTTTGGCTAGTAAGGGCCTGCATTGCTCTTTCGCGGTCAAAGAAGTAAGGCTGTTTTGACTCTGAACTTGCAAAGTTTGTGTTTGTAATTGCTGTTCCATTTCTTTGATTTTCGTTTAAAATCCATTGGTATTTGAAGCCTTGCCAGCTTCTTTCTGCGCAAAGCTTTACTGCCTCGGCAATTGGGAAGTTGTTTTTATTGCACTCGTTCAAAAATGCGTTTAGTGCGGTTTCGGTGAAAGTTGCTTTTTTTGAAACTCGTACTTTGATCCAATCCTCGACGTGATTCAATTCCGCACCAAGTTCAAGAAGTTTGTTTTTGAAATCTTCCTTGGAAAAAGAAACCTTTTTTTGCGCAACTTTTTTGGAAGATTTTGGAAATTGTTGGTTTAGCCAAGATTGGAAATAAATATCTTCCGCGTTTTTTGATTCAAAATTTAATTTTTCAAAATCAATTTCAAGACCTTCCGCTTTTTCTAAAAATTTTTTTAAATCTTTTTCAAACGAATTTCTTTTTCCAGAGAAATTTTCCCAAACCTCTCTAATTTTTGAAAAATTGAAATTTTGATTTTCGCTATTATTAATATAATCTACGTTAGTAGATTTATTATATATATTATTATCTATTCTATTATGCGAGAAATTTGCATCGCAAACTTGTCGCTCTGCGACTGTTTTGCGAGAATTTTGTTTCGCGTTGCGAGAATTTTGCGAGTTTTTGCGAGAATTTTCAAATTCAAGAATTTCTTCATTAGTCATTTTTTCAATTTCATCTTTAGAAAGATGGCCGTGTCTAACTAAGTTTCCTTTAATCCCACTTATACTTTTTGAAGTTTTCATATTTTCTAAAGGCTCCATTCTTTCGCTAAATCCTTTTGAAAAGAAAAACTTTCCATCTTCTGTAAACTCAAACAAACCGAATTCCTCAATAACTGATTTTACCACGTCGGCACTCACACGAAAGTCAAAGGCTAAAACATTATAATCTTTGACGCTCATATAATTTGTGCTTTCAAGTAGCTTTTCTAAAATCATGAAATAAACTGCGTAACCTTCAGCTTTATGTCTCATTCGTACGGCGATAATTTTATCATCATTACGAGCGCCACCATCATGGCTGAAATAGAATTTATTTTTACTCATGATTTTATTTTTTTCTGTTATTTATAAATTCACTAACACTCTTATCTTTTTTTTGTCTATTACATTTTAAACATGCTGTTACTAGATTTTCATACTCATCTGACCCACCTTTTGAAAAGGGGACCACATGATCGATTTCGAGCACCCCTCCAACTTTTTTACAATATGCGCAAGTATAGTTGTCTCTTTTTAATATATAATTTGTTATTCTTTTCCACTCTTTAACGTTAGTTGAATACATTCTTTTTCGTTTAAAAAATTGGTCAAGTTCATCATTAATATCTGCTTCATAATTAAGTCTTTCTAAACAACAGAACTTTATAAATTCTTCGCGAAAATCTTCAACCTTATTAGAGAGGTTATTATTTTTAATATCCTCCTCAACTTGATTTCTATATTTTTTAGAGTGAATTATGTCTAATTTTTTTGTTGGTCTTGCCATAATTAAGTATTTAAGTAATACTCTTTAAATCTTGTTCCAGGAACAAATGAAGATTTGATATCTATATTATGATAGTCTTTCAAATCTTTAATTCTTCGTCTTAGATCGCCAATTCTATAGTTGACTAAGGCCGTAATAGTAGTAAGTCGTTCACCGCGCTGCAAAGCTTGTAAAACGATAACACACTGTTTAGAAAAATGCTTTTTATTCTCAATGAAATGTCTTTGGTTTTCGGGTAAGTTCTCATGGTGCTTTATTTCAATCATAATTGATAATTTTAACCTTGATACATTTGTAAGGCTTGCATTTCTGCTTTGCCTTTTGATATTATAGTCCGACACCATTCAAGCTGTCTGGAACAAGCTGCGTTTAAACGATCAGCCCAGTTTACTAGATGATTTTCTTCTCTAGTTAAAGTTTCGATGAATTTGTTTGAGGTACTTGCAGGTAACGAAATTAGACTTTTGATTTCCCTCATAACTTCGCTATTTAGTTTTTCCTCTCGATGAATTTTCGCATCGGCTAAAAGCTTTCCAGATCGAGCCATATAAACGGCAAGTTCATTTCCACGATAAACGGCTTCGTTTATATCTTCACTTTGAGTAAGTTCGAGGAAGTTTTGAATTTCCTCGAGCTCTGTTTGTATTTTTTCTTTTGGAGTGATCATTCAATTGATAACCTTTATTATTAATAGAAAAAGTCCAATCAATAAAATTGGAATCCAAATAGGAGCAAGAACCCAATCCCAACCTATATTTATTAGCTTAGTTAATTTAAAGAAAGCTAGGCAAGCTGAAATAAAGATTAGAAATGTAATCCAACCTTTGATTGATATATTTTGTAGTGGCATGATAATAAATTTATTATTCGTATTTAGTCCAATAAGTATCAATTGAATCGTTTAATTCTGTTATTTTTACTTGTGCTGAATAAATTCTAAATATTTTTTGTTCTACTCCACTTAGGTTAGCTGCCTTGAATGGTGTTATGTTTTTATTATTATTCCATATATCTTCAATACTAAAGCACCCCATATTTCTAAAATTTCCTTCTTTATCTCTGTAAATAACAAATCTGATGGCGCAATTTTTTGGTTTTTTATCAGCTTCGAAGTCAGCGTAAATATTAAGCCAGCTGTAATCAGATTCCTCAACAATAAAAGTTATTTTACCTTCACCATCGCTTGAGCCCTCTTTAGCACCTTCAATAACTAAATCAGCAATTTCTTGAAGTGTTATTTCAGTTTTATCAATAAAGCCAATTGTTTCAGAAATCATTTTTTGGATGGGTTCTAAATTTACTTGTTCAACTAAATTTTTATTAATTGTTTCTGCTATTAAAGCGTTGTAATCAATTAAATCAAACTTCATTAAGTTTATATTTAAGCACTCTGATATTTTCGTTTTGATTTGTTTTTTTATATCCGAATCCCAACGGAACATATCTTCAATAATATCTTTAATAGCCTTTTCAGCATTTTTTTCAATAATTTCTGGTACTTTTTCTGCTATTACTTTGTTTATAGCGTTTTGGGTTTCTTCGTTTAGGTTCATGGCTAAAAAGGTGTTTTGTTAAATAAAATATCTAATCCATTATTTGCAACGATTGTGTTTTTTCCGGTTGCCTGTGCAACTTTCTGTTGGAATTCAACCTCGTTTGAATTTGAATCTGATAAATGGATTAAGACGATATTATTGACTTGTGATAAATCATTTGCATTTAGTAGGTCAATACATTTCTGTATTGATAAGTGAGATTTTAAAACTCGATCTCGTAGAAATTTTTTATTTGCTTTTAATTTTTGGTCGATGATGTCCTCACAGAAATTAGCTTCAATAATTAAATTATTAAGTCCATTAAATTTGTAAGGAGAATAAAAACTATCCGTAAGAAATAGAGTGGTCCCGCATTCGGGATGATTTATTAGAAAACCAAGAGGTTCTTTCACATCGTGTCTTACATCGAATGGAATTACTTTAAAATTTCCAATTTGATAGAGTTTTTTAGCTTGAATGGTATTTGAGTTGTGGTGCTCAATCACGTTCGAGGCTTCGAGCGTTCCCTGACTCGAATAAAGTTTGATTCCAGACGAAAGAATATCTTTAACCGCCTTATTATGGTCACCATGCTCGTGTGAAAGCAAGCAACCCACAACCTTTGAGAAATCGAAATTTAAAGCCTCTTTAATCTTCTTAAAAGATACGCCACATTCTAAAAGCAAAATCTCCTCTTTATTATAGAGGAGATATGCGTTGCCAGAACTTCCGGTCCCGATTACTTTAAGATTCATATTTAGAAATTAGGTCCAGCTATTTCAAATTGTTGTGTTTCCACAACCATTTCTTGATGCTGCTCACGAATTTCGTTTTCGTCTATGATTTCAGCTTCTTCGATATTTTCAAAACCGATGGTTTCGTTGTTGGCGTTGTCTTTGATTTCTTGTTGCACGTTTCCTTTAGCGGTATCTACATATTCGTTTTCTTCTAACGGGTCATAAAGAATTGAATCATCTGAAGAACTAATCAATAATTTACAAGCTCTATTGATAACTGTTTTAACCGCCATTTGGTCTCCGAAGTTTTTATGTGCCGGTGAGTTTCCTTTTGAACCACCTTGTCCCCAAGCCGCTTGAATTTGTTTGATGTTCATGATTTCAACGTCTATGATTCCGTTGTTTAATTCATAAACTGCGTAAGCTCCTTTCAACATTGGGTTTCCGATACTTTCAAGAGTTTGAATATGCTTTGTTATTTTTCTTCTACCAGTTGTTGAATCAACTTCGAATTCAAATGTATCACCTTCAAAAATTGCGTTTGCTTTGATTGACTTTAAGTTTCCGTATCGTTTTGCAATTGCAATATTTCCAGCGTAAGAAACCGAACATTCCAATTTTTGTCCGTAAGGAATAAAGTAGCACTGTTTTTTAATTGGGGATACTCCGTAAACCACCATTTTTAAAAGCGCCTCTGCAACTGATGATTTATCGCACTTTTCGAGTAAGTTGTTCTTCGGATCTGAAAGTATAATGTAAGCAGATTTTAAAGCGTTCTCGACAACGTAATCCTTTGGTAAAACAAGTTCTCCAGATTTTTGAAAGGAATCAACCTTTGCTAATACTTGAGAAGAAATATCTTTTTTAATTTCTGCAACTTGTGTGTTTGGGTTTTGATTTGGTGTATTCATGATAGATATTAGGTTAATGTCAACTTATCGTTGATCGTTTTTATTTTTGAATGAAAGTCCTTGTAATGTTTTTTAAGTTCCACCGCTTTATTTGCTCCGTGGATTGCGGTATTATGCTTTCGATTAACAAAGCTTCCAATTTCTCTGCAGGACTTATTGGTTAAATAAACTGAAAAGAAAAAGAATAAGAATCTTGATTCGGATAGCCTTCTACATCGATTTGATGATTTTAAGTCATCTGCATTGGTTCCCGTACATTCTGTAACCGCTTCTAAAATTTGATTTAATTGTAAGTCCATAAGTAGAGTTTTTAGTTTTACTTACGGACTGGTTTTCGGTTAGATTAGGAATGTGCAAATAATAAGGGAGCCTCAACTCTGATTGTTTTGTCAGATTTTGAAACGATTAAATTGATTATTTGGCTTTTTGAGTTTATTAGTTCTGTAACCGATTCTCGGTTATCAATGAATATTGGTGCGTTTGTATTATAAAAATTACAAAGTGTGTTTATAATATCAATTCCGGCATTTATTTTTGAAGCGGTGTTTGCGTTATGAAACGGTACTCCATTTATAAGAGCCTCACAGCATTCAATTTCCCCACCGTTTATTTGTGTTTCGAATAATTTGAAAGTGACGTGTTCGAATTTTTGATTGATGTTATTTTCTAAGGCTTCAATGCTCAAACGAATGTATTTCTCAATATCAAATTCTTGTTTTTCAAGTTCAAGAAGTGAAGCAGAAAGGCTTTGCTCTTCTTGTTTTAATTCATATATACGATTATCAGCTGCAGCAATTTGAAACTTAGTATTCAATTGTTGTTTTACAATATTGATATTTCCAAATGTTTCTCTTTTCAATTGTTCAAGCTCGCTGTTTGATATCGGTTGAATATTTGCAAGTTCTTGTTCTTTAGCTTGAATGGAATCTTTAATTGAATTGTACTCCACATGAGAAATTAAAAGTTCGGTAAATACCTTTTCAAAACTTGGTGTATCTGTTCCCGAAACAATATTTTGTTCTAGTTCAATTGCAGATTGTAAAGACTTTATATCTTCTGAAACTTTATTTATATTGGTTTGAAATTGCTCAACTCTTTCGGTTTGTTGGTCTAGGTACTTCTGAATGTTTTCAGATTCTGTTTTTAAATTACCGCCTTGTAGGTTGATTTCATTTAATCTTTTAGCCTTATTCGTATTAAAGTTGGTTAAAGCTTCAGCTTTTTTGGTTTCAACGTCTCCAGACTCAAATTCTCTTTTACAAGTAGGGCAGTGGAAGTCGTTCTCATTAAAGGTTAAGGTTTGATAATTTTCATTTTGCCACTCTAAACGTTTATACTCCATTTTCTTCTGAATCTTCCCTAAGCGGTCCGACTCGTAATCCCTGTTTGCCTCAACTTGTTTAAGGTTGCTTTGTGCGTTTGAAAGCTCTAAGTTTAAGCTTTGGAGTCTTTGGTTTAAAGCATCAAGTTTGGAGGTGTCTTTCTGAGTTTTGGCTCTTGCAGTATTTCCAAGCTCAAATTCTATAGCCTGAAGTTTTGATTTAAAACCGAATATTTCGTTTTGAATTTCAGTTTTTCTATTAATTAAAAATTGATTTTTAGAAGATGAATCTTGAAGTTCTTTATCAATTCGTTCTAAATCTCTTTCCCAAAGTTTTAAATCATGTTCTAAAGATTCAAAATTTATTGCTTCAGGTTTACCTCTTTCAGCTTCATCAATACGAGTAGGTATTTGTTTTAGTTCTTCTTTAATTTTCTTAACCTTAGCATTAACCTCCGCTTTTAATTCGGCTATCGTTTTCTTTTTGGTTAATTCTAGGATATGTCCTAAATCATTATCGATGTAATTAACGTTTGTTTCTCCGACAATGTCAATTAGAACTTTTCTTCTGTCTTGCCATTTTAGATTATTAAAGGCTAAAGGATTTGAAATTAGTTTGAACACTTGTTCATCTAATAGTTCGTTTATTTTAGAAGTGTATTCTTTGGCACTCATTGGAACATCATTCCAAAAGTAAATAGTTTCATTTCCGTTAAATTCTGGTTCAGAAAGTCCTCTTTTCTTAACCCACTTTTCACGATGAATTCGTTTTAAAACGATTTCTTCTCCGTTAAATAAAAGTGTTCCTTCAACTTCATTTTCAATTTTTGGTATTGAAATTCCGTTGCTATCTAAAGGTTTGATTTCAAAATCTTTTCTGTCGAGTGAATCTTTTCCAAAAAGTAACCAGGTAAACGAGTCAAAGATTGTTGTTTTACCAAGTCCGTTAGCCCCGAATATGTCTGTTATTTCGGAAAAGTTGATGATAAGGTTTTTAATTCCTTTGAAATTAGTTATAACTAATTTTTGTAATACAATTGATTTCATGGTAGATTTAATTAGGATTGATATTTAAGGTTATGTTTTTCGTTTAATGTGTTAGCAATACTAAGGTTGTGCTGTTTTGCTATTTGTATCAATTCAAATGATTTTGAACTGCATTTAGTTTTGTTGAACTCTTTTTCTATTAGGTTAGAAATTTTATGTTCAGAACTTTGCGAAAAAGTTACTCTACGAAACTTTCCGCTTAATGAGGAATTGTTTAAATTTGTTGTCATAATTCAATTACTTGATTGAGTTTTAATAAATGATTGTGGTAGATCATTTAGGGTTAAGCGGCGATTATTCGTCGCTTTTTTTGTTTTTAAGATTTCTTTTTACAACTGATTTGGAAATGTGCTTTTCGATATTGAAATTTCTTTTTAGCTGTTCTTTCTTTTTTGATGAAATATTATCTGTGTTATATTCTTTCTCGAATATTTTACATAAGCTATCGACTTGCCCTTTCAATAGTTGTAACTCAATATAGATTTTAGACATTTCCATAGTCAGTCGTTTTTATTTTATACCATTTCGCCTTTCGAATTCCGCCTTAACAGAAACTCCTGAGAACTTATTTACATTTTTTAATTTTTTAAGTAAGCAGTGTTTATCTTCTCCGTACCAATTTCTAATTGTGTGTACGGTTACGTCGAATATTTCAGCAACCTCTTTAGTTGCGTATGATTTGTTTATTTTGATTTTCCCTTCCTCGGTCGGTTTTAGAAAATCTCTAATTAATCCGAATGTTTTTGCAGCTGCTAGTGTTGCAATTCTTTCGTGGTCTTCATGTGTTAATGTAGCCTCCATTTTATAGACAGATTATATTGTGTTGATTGAACATTGTTTTAATGAACTTATCAGTTGATAAGTTGTTTTCGATTTGAGATTGCATTGCTTTTTTAATTTGTTGCATCTCGTTGTTGATACGGTTGATCGTTTCTTGATAGTTCATAGGTTTGGGGTTTTTTAGGGTTTGTTCCGTTGCAAGGATTACTCTTGTAAATTGGTTGTTCCAACAACGGAATTTTAATTATATTAGATTTCTAACCTTTAATATAATTTATGGATTCGATTAAAAATGAGATCAAAAACATTATTGATAATGCTTTTGAGTTAAAAAAAAATAATTTTAATAACTCTTTTGAGGGGAAGAAAGCCAAGTCAATTGAATTGGAAAATATTATCGATGTGGCCTTAGATAATTGTTTAGCGCATTTAAACAATAACTACCCTTCACAAGCTAAAGAATTTGCTAATTCGGGGTTTATAAGTGAATATTTAAAAGAGAAACAAATCGAATATTTAATTGGCTAAATTTTCTTGATGTCGATTAATTTTATCTATTATTTTTTTTAATCGTTTTTCAGTTTCAATTGCCTTTGTTAAAAGCTTTTGATATTTTTTATTCCATTTCTTAAATGAATTGGTGTATATGTCTTTACGCTTTATTATTTCTTGTTGCATAGTTTTAAAAATTTAGCGCCACTGCTACATCGAAGTAAGTTTCTGTTTCAAAACCAGTGGCTTTTAATTATATTTGAGTACTAACAAAAAATATAATTATGATGAAAAGATTCAGAGTTTTGGAGTTTACCTCAAATAATAATGAAGAAACCGAAAGTATGTTGAATAAAGAAATTAGAGAAAATGAAAAAATAATTCATTTTTCCGTGAACAAGAGTCCAAATGCTTTTGTTAATGCAACTCAGGGTTTAGTTTTCAGAGCTATTCTTGAGACAGTTTCTTAATATCTTTTAAGAGGTAGTTGTAAATTGTATCAGCTACCTTTTTTAGTTTTTTTGGTTTGTTTTTTTTCTTTTTAAGATATTTTATTGCTAGTCTTAGGCTCTCGTATCTTATATATTTTAAATCAACGTTTTTCATTTTTTATATTTTTAAAAATTTAGCGCAGTAGTCGGTAGTAATCCGATAAACTATTATTTAGCTACTGCAAATGATTAATGCCTCTCAGCAGAATATCATATATAGGTCTTTACGTTCCTTTTTAAAGCGATCATCCTAAATGTCCTCGCTGTACCCGTTCGGGCGTTCACACCTATTTGATGCTACTAGGTATGATATACGTATAGACGCTCATACTACGCCAAGTTCTCTACCGCTTCCCTCGTTGCGGTAATCTTTAAAAACGTATTCTAATTTTTTGTAACTTTATCGGCTTAAGCGATTTGGTATTAGAATTGCTTTATTGATTACAGAGCAAATATAAATACTTTTTGAATACTTTATGTATACTTTTAGTAAAAAAAGTATAATTATGGTTAATTTGTAATGATTCTAAATAATCCCGCTACCAATGAAAAACCTACAAAATAGAATTGATTTCTTTTATAAGTATATAGAAGATAATAAGTTAAGAAATAAGGAGCTAGTTAATTTACTAGGCTTTACTAAAGGTCAGGTTAGTAATATTTTGACTAAAAAGGTAAATCCTTCTGTGAACTTTTTGGATACTTTTGAAGAGAAGTTTAATGTTACGGAACAAGATTTGGCTAAAGTTGAAAAAAATGATACTGGTAATTTTAGTAATTTAAATACTAATTTATTTAAGGCTGTTCCATTCTATAATATAAATGTTTCAGCTGGAGACGTTGTTTTTCTTGACGATGGTTTTTTGGAAAATAGAGAGCCCGATGATTTAATGTTTATTCCTAAGAATATAGATGCAGATATTGCTTTCCCAACTTACGGGCACTCAATGTATCCTGAAATCTCAAACGGGGATAGGGTAGCGTATAAAGTAATTAAGGATTGGAGCTTCTTTAATTACGGTATGAAGTATTTAATCATTACTGCCGAGCAGCGTATGGTTAAGTATCTGAAGAAACATGAAAAGGAGGGATACGTACTTCTTGAGAGTAGAAATAAAGACTTTGAGCCAATCGATATGCCGATTTCTAGTATTCGTGCAATATTGCAGGTTAGATATATTGGTAAGATTGAGATGTAG